ATAGCTTGTATTGATGCTGAGTATACCTTGGCGTATTCAGCTCCTCTGATTCTATTTAACTCATATTCTTGAGTTAACTGGATATCAGTAGCCTTCATTAATTGATCAAATATACCTGACCCACCAATAGCAGCTACTGTTACTTCCTCAATAGGAGGTGATGTTGGAGTATCAACCATAATTAACCTAAGTTATTAGCCATTGCTTGTTGTGTAGCCAGATCTTTAAGCTCTATGTTAGTAAGAGCAGGTAAGACCTCAATATTAAGTTCTTTAATTAATTTACCTTTACGAACTTTATTACCACGAGAATCTTTAACAGTATGAAAGATCTGACATTTACGTTCTGTCATTGCTGTAAAAATAATCTTAGGTACATGCCAACCATTCTCAGCATTAAAAGGTACATATTTTTTAACAGTACCTACTACACTATTAGAGACAGTATAAATCTCACCATCCCAGTCTTTCTTATTTGGATTCATGCAACTGATACGTACTCGAACTAACTCATTAGCTTCTTTACGTAATCTTGCTTTCTTTGCAAATGGTCGTTCTTGAGGTTGATTTGTTTCTTCTTCCTCAGGAGAGAAGATTATTTCTGGTATTTTAACTTCCGGAGAAGTCACAGCATTCATTCCTGCTTCAACTATCTCTTTCATCTTTTTAAGACCAGCTCTGTGATGGTATTTTACTCCCATCTGATCAGCTCTGCTCTTTAGTAATTTAATTTCCTCTAAATCTTCTGTAGAAGGAGTAGGGAATGCTTTCTTTTCTGTCATGATATTTACCTTTATCTTTTATACAGGGTGAAACCTGTGTTAATTAAAAATCCCCCTTCGGCTACGCCTCAGGGGGACCATTCAAACATCTTACATTTCAGCTACTGATTTACAAAGAGCAATACGCTCTGGACGTAGAACCATAAAGCCGTAGTACCATTTGATACTCATGAAACCTACTTCACCGTAAGGATCGTTGCGGTCTGCAATATCCTTACCTGGTTTCTTGCTAGTGATAGTAAACTTTACAGTTTTACCACTAGTTTGAAAGCCAATAGTAGTGAAAGAGTTATCACCAATGACCAGCATTGGGAATACATCATAACTACCACCAGTTTCACGGTAACCAGCATTAACTGGAGAAGTACCACCAGCAGCGCCAACTACAGCACCAACGCCAGCCCAATGCATCATTTCAGGAACTACAATGACACGGAACTGATCAACTGTACCAATCTCACCACGAGCAATCGTTCCAGCACTTCCGTATTTTTCAACAGAGATGAAAGCCTGATTACCGAAAAGATCAGTCATGCGCTTAATTGAAGGAATCAACTCAGAGCCAATATAGATGTATCGTGCTGCGTTAACAGTACGAGTATCAACCATACGAGAACCAGTGATAATCTTCGTTGATTTAGGACAACGGTTGTCATCCAGATCAATAGAAAGTCGCATCAGATCTTCATAAGTGATTAATGAAGCAGTAACGTTGCCTTCATCATTGGTATCACCAGTGATTTGATCAGTTGCCATTGCATCACCACCATAGCGGATAACACCAGCACTGTTCAGCAAATCGATCTGCAGAGAATCCTCTGTGATCTCATTAGCACCACGGAGCATCTCACGATGGATATGCATATCCAGCTCAGCATCAGAATCAAAATCAAGAGATTCCTGAGTGTATTCGTCAAAGAAACCAAATTTCTCAAGAGTTCCCTGGAGTTCAACACGCTTAAAGCCAACACGGTTAACACGGCCACCAGTTTCGCTAAGAGCTGGTAATTTACCTGAAATGGTACCAACATCTTTAGATGAACCATACAGATTACCAGTATTAGGTACTGGAGGAATTGCAGCAGCATTACCGTTAGCACCAGTTACTGTCCAGCCAGCTGCTACAGCAGTTGCTGTGTCAGTTAAGCCAATAGATGCAAAATAAGCACTAGCAGCTGCTTCAGCGGCAGTAGTTGCAGTTGCAGCTACTACGTTCTCAGCAGTGAAGTACCGAACATCCAGGTGATCAGCAGCAGGTACTGCACCGATATCAGGATATGCTTTAACAGTTGCTGTGTATAAACCAACAGAACCATCTGCAATCACACCTGCAGCGTCAATACCTTGATCGTTGATGTTTGCATCATCGAGCAAAGGGAGATAGTGATACTGCTTAATGGTTTTACCCATATGCTTAGGCATTGCAGTTACACTAGCCATCTGGCCAAAATACTGTTCTTTCTGTATTTCGATCAGAGCTTTTTTCTTAAAATAGTCGGTGCGAATCTGAGTACCAATACTGGATTCACTGCCTCCTATGGGATCATTATATATTCTAGACATGACAATTTACCTCATAAAGTTATAAAAATTGACCACTAGACGCCTTCTCAAAATCTTCATCCGACATTTCTAACGGATTAAAATCAGCAGCAGGAGCCTTAGTAGTACTCTTAGTAGAGCTTGCAGCTCGTTTACGTTCTTTTAGCTTAGGATCTTCTTTCTTCGTTGTAGTTGGAGCAATTGCACTAATATCAGTATCGGTTTGTTCCTCTGAATCAGAAGTATTGAAACCACCATTAGCCATTATTGCGTCACCTACGTACTTATATGCCTGTATGTCTGACATTCCTTCCATTCTACCGAGCATGCGTTCTCTCTCAATAACAGAAGTAATTTGGCCATATACACCACTATCTACGTGATCATTGATGGTCTTAATCAAACTAGGATTTTCATAAAGTACTTGTTTACTTGAATCATCCCACTTATTGCTAATAATACTAAGTGTATCTTTAAATGTACTGGTTTCGCGTATTTCATCCAGCACACCGTCAAGTTCTACCTCTTTATCATCTACAGTGTAAGTTGTCGGACTGTATTCACTTTCTTTCTCTGTATCAATATCAAGTGGATCAACTCCACTCTCTTTAACTAGTTTATTAATTGCCTCTGGATTTTTTTGATCTAGATCAATTAAATAACTTAATTTACTTTCATCAAGTAAATTATTCTTTTCGAGCATCTTTAATAAGCGCAGATTAGGCTTTAAACCAGCCATCTTCTTATTATAATTAGCTCCCATCTTCATTAATGTTAATGCATCATCAACAGTGTTGATTTGCATATCCTTTCCATTTGCACGGAAAGGAGCAGTTAATTGCTTATAGGCTGCTTCATAATCTACTTTTGAATCGTCTTCACTATCTGATTCTTCTGTAGCAGCTGCTTTCTTGGTATCTTTTTTCTCTTTAGGCTCTTGTGTGCCTTTAGAGTCCTCAAAAGCATTTTTACCCTCTGCTGCCAAATCCGGCTCTGATTCTTCTTCAGTTTTGGAAGTTTCTTCTTCCTCTTCTTTGGAATCATCAGTAGTTTCTTCCTCTTTAGCGTCTTCTTCTTCCTCAGTTTCCTGAGAAGGTTCCTCAACCTCAGCAGACGGATCTATAACCTGGTCATCAGACAATAGAAGCTTCTCAACATCCTCATCTGACATGTCTAGAGGACTTAGTACGTCCTCTTCTGTGTTAGTTTCTTCAGTATCCATTACTCAATACCTTCCAATAGCTCACTATGAGTCTCTTTATGATCTTCTAGTGCTTTAGTAGCCATTTTTCCAAATTGCATAATAGTATTAAAATGTAACCTTAAATAACCAATAGAATCTATTGATTTAGTAATCTGTACTTGCTCTTCATCACCTTGCATAGAAGGATCAGCTTTAAGTAATACTAGCCTACTTGCTTCCTCTTTAAAGTACCCTTCTATGATAATACTAATGAATGCAGGGTTTTTAGTCAATTGTTCCATGCTTTTCATGTTGCTAATATGCATTTCTGCTTGTGTAATACTTAATTCTACTGCTTCTATCTGCTCATCTAAGTTCATTACTGTGTCCTTCGGCATTACCCGTAAGTTAATTATTAGGCGTTATTGCCCTCTTTCTTTGGTTTAGTGGTTATTCTCCACCCTTTACATTGGGTATTTTTACCCTTAATTACCGTATTTACTTGTGAAACTTGTATATTATACTTTTCACTAAGCTCTACAGAAGAAAATAACTTTCTTCCATGTATTTCATGGTAAAACCAATATTTAGTTAAATTTGCTCTCCTAGTTGCCTTTCTTTTAGCCATACTTTCTTTTGTGTGCATATTTCCTCTAGGACGTTTTAAACACTCTATTACATATGCAGACTTCTTTTTACCATAATGTGGGGATAATTTTCCTTTTAATCCTATGGTACCTTCCCCACCTATTGTTAAATTGTAGCCATTTTCAAATGTGTCATATTTAACAATATACTTTTTTTCTGTTAAATTAGCTTCATTAAGTGTTTTTATTCCTTTTTCTAAAATTGCGTGACTCCA